TATGGACGCAAGGTTTGAAGGATTGAACTTCCATGTTTTTAAGGTTGCTGCCGTCCCCAATTTTATCATTGCCGAGGGTGTATATGACCAACCAATCTTGCAAACAGACCACCGGCAAGCCGCGCATATCGCTTGTTCCGCCTGCGCTTATTGAGCAGGTGGCGCGTGTGCGTGAGTACGGAACGGCGAAATACGGCGGCGATTCAAATAGCTGGAGGAGCGTATATCCTGAGAATTATATGGACGCCATAGGCAGGCACTTGTGCGCCTGCATGCGTGATGGCGAGAACGCTATAGACAAAGAAAGTGGATTGCCACACATGGCGCATATCGCATGCAATGCCGGGTTTATCCTCGAAATGCTGGAGCAAAAACCATGACCCCCACGCAACGCCGCATACTCGGCAGGACGCTCAAGACACTGGCGTTGGCTCTGGACAATGGCCGATGGCCGGCAGATCGCCTTGCTGAACTGGTGGAACAGGCAAAACCCGGCCTTGACGCGCTGCATGCGGAAATATGCAAGCCTACGCCTTGGGACTACGTGACTGAGCGCATGTCACAGGCAGCCGACAAAATTGAAACGGTTACAAAAAGTCACCAGTTGAAGGACGCCGTGGCCGCGCCTGAGTTTCCGGGACAGGAACTAGACTTCACGCCGCATTACACCGAGCCGGTGTATGCCAACGGCGGGATGGATCGTAGCTTGCCGGTGGGGGATCGGGGATGATCGTTAAGGTGTTTTCTCCGCATAAGCGCATTCAACCAGATAGGCCACCGACGCCAATAATTCTCCGGAAACAGGGCGATAATGAAGAGTGTACACGAGATTTCGCAAATAATTTGCTGTCATAGCTGATATATCAGACGAGGTAAGACCTAGATGTGCAAAGCCTGCATGAATCGCAAACAATTCGTTTATAAGCAACAAAGCCTCAGTCATATTGGCGTCCGTATGGAGCTGCACCGGATGTGTACGGACAATCCAGAGCATGGTGAATGCGGCGCGTTTATGCTGGTCGGAAAACTCTATTTTATGAAAGCTTTTAAGGCGTTCTATATCACGGAAATAGCTCTCAACAGCAAGGCGCAGAATCTTGCGACTCAAGAAGATGCCTTTGAACGCGCCAAGCGCGTCCGCAAAGACTTTTTCAAGATCAAAAATACGCCTGAGAACTTTTTCTTCAGCAGGCTTAATGATGACGGGAGGCTGTGCGTTAGCCAAAGGAAAGTGCTTCCTTCAGCTTTGAATTTAAGGCATCGGCATTTTTCTTGGCGCGATCAAGGTATTCCTGCTCATCAAACGGAGCGTCAGTATTCGGCTCTATCCAGTTGGATACGTTTGTTACGGCCTTATCATCCATCACATCCGCGTATTTCTCACGCAGCTCATCCAGCGATGGAATCTTTGACATGCTTCCCCCGTGGTTTTTGGAGACACAAATCCCCATACAGGACTGTTACAGCCTGTGCGGGACGGTTAAGCCAAGTAAAAACACGGAGAGAAAACCATGTCAAGTAGTCTTTAGGCAAAGCTGTGCCGGTGGCTGCGGCTCTTGCGTTCGTGGCTCTTTGGCAAAGGATGAAGGGGTGAGGTATGCGCTGGTTTAAGCACATGACTGCATCATCAGACGATGAAAAGCTATCCCGTCTCAAGGACGCTTATGGTCTGGAGGGGTACGGGTTCTGGTGGAGTGTTGTTGAGATAGTCGCCGATAAAGTTGGCGAAGTTCGACAAACTTCCGCAGAATTTTCTCCGAAAAAGTGGGGAAACTTGGTCGGAATATCGCCGAAAAAGTTCCGAATATTGGCCGAATTTTGCGCGAATCTTCAGCTTTTTTCAGTCGCATTTTCTGAAAATCTAATCAAGATAGATATGCCTAACATATTGAAATTTAGAGATGAATATACAGAAAGACAACATAAAAAATCGGGACAAAATCGGGACAAACTCCCACCTCTCTTAACAGATACAGAAGCAGATACAGATACAGAAGAAGATCATACTACCCTGGGTAGTCTTGAGAACGAAGGTCACGCGCGCGCGCGCGACGACTCGCAGGGAGTGTATACCGATGAGCCTGGAATTGAGTTTGCTGAGCTACGGACATTTTACGACGAACACAGTCGCGCTGAGGCTCCGTTGGCAGGGTTTTTCGAATACAAGCAGCTTAGAGCCTCGCGACGATGGCCGGGGATTTCCCGGCTATGTGACGCAATTATTTTACATGAAAATGCAGACCCTGAAGGCTGGAAGAGTTTTTGCCCAGGCCTAGTGAAATTCCTGCGTGAACACTGGTGGGAAAAAAAACCGACTGCCAACGCTCGCGCTTCGCCGCCCGCAAAATCGTGGCAAGAGCGTGAACATGAAGCGAACATGAAAGCCTTCATGGAGGCGACAGGATGAACAGAGACACATTCCGCAACGGGATTGAAGAAATATACACTGCTCACGGCAAGGCGTTTCCGGCGCAAAAAGTGGCTGAAGGCGTCTTCGAGCGAGTGAAAGACCTGCCTGACAGCTTCATGGCCTTTGCCGTCGCTGAACTCAGGGACTACACAACCCTGCCGTCAAACCTAGGCCGTGAACTGCGCCGCAACCTCTGGCCTGCCTATCTGGGAAAAAACCCGCAGTTACGAGCTGGGACTGAGATTAAAGGCTGTGACCTATGCCGCAGCGGACGCGCCGGCCCAGGTTTTATCTACGCCTACAATCCTGCCGACAGTTGTCGCGTTGTGATGTTCAAGTGCGTGTGCTGCACGCAGGAAAACGTGGCGCATTGGGAAAGCTGGGACATGGGCAAAATATACGAGGCCGGTCTTGTGCCAGGACTGCCGCAGTGACCGCCGGAGAGAGAGTATGCAAAACTGCCTGAAATTTACCCTGCCTATCGTTCCAACTGCACAGGCGCGGCCCAAGGTTGCCGTGCGCGGCAAGTTCGCTCAGGCGTATAAAACGAAGGATCAGCAGGCCAACGAACGGACGTTGGAAGCGTGTCTTTTGCCGCACAAGCCGGATAAACCGCTCTCAGGGCCACTGGTTCTGTCATTTACAGCCGCGCTGCCGATACCTAAGTCCGCCGGCAAGAAAATGAGAGAGGCTATGCTTACAGGAGAAGAAGCGCCGACAAAGCGCCCGGATATTGACAATGTTTGTAAGCAGTTACTCGATAGCATGACCCGTCTCCAGTTTTGGCATGACGATGTGCAGATTGTGAGTTTGCAGGCGGACAAAATATACGCCGAAAGCGGATATTGGAAGGTGGCCGTGTATGAGGCTGTGAGAGCCGTGGGGCACTACGGTGACAAATACGAACCAGTTCGGCACGCTGCAATTTGAAGGCAAAAAACCGTATTGCCCTGTATGCGCCGGTTGGCTCAATGGGGATAAGCACCCCGTGTTCACAGAATCAGGATTTATTTACCGCTCGCCGCCACCGGGCCAATCTAAGGCAAAAAATGCAAGCATAGCGCCTGCAAAGCATTGTGTAGCGCCAAAAGTTCATGGGACCGGACCCGCAGGCGTAGCCAAGGGACGCCTGCCATCTGACATGCTTGTTGGATACGACGCAGACCGCATGAACAAGCTGGAGGAGCGCTATGCAGGGCATCTTGAGGCGCAGCGCAGGGCAGGCCGCATCGTGTTCTGGCGCTATGAGTCCGTGAAGTTTCGACTGGCCGATCTCACCTGGTACACGCCTGACTTCTACCTCATGCGGGCGGATGGCGGCATAGAGATTCACGAGACAAAGGGATGGATGGAAGACGACGCCAACGTAAAAATCAAGACCGCGGCAGAACAGTTCCCCGAACTCCTGTTTGTGTTGGTGAAACTGGATAAGGGAGAATGGCGCTACAAGCGATACAGGGAACGGAGGGAAGTAGCATGACGGACATTGTGCTGCCTGTTCATCTTGGGCACTCGCCGGACAAAGGGGAATACCAGGGCGCTGAAGCGATCGCCAAGGCTATAGGCGTCCATCGTCGTACAATTCTGCGTTGGAAACGTGCCGGAGCGCCCATTTATCGCTTAGGAAAAAAATACCAGTGCCGATACGACGAACTATGGTCTTGGATTGCAGAAAACGAAAAAACTCTCTATTCGCAAAAACCTGTCAACTAGCCTGAGCTGTGCCCCACCTGTACCTCAGCTGTGCCTCAGATGTGACACCCCCCTAATACTCTGAAAAACATATGGTACAGCTTCTCTCAAAAAATGAGGGAAGCATGCTCACCGCAATCATAGGTCTTTTGGCTCCTTTTGTCGGCGCTCTTATACGTCTTGCGCCGGAACTCATGAAATTCTTCGACAAGAAGCTCGAGCGAGCACACGAACTCTTGATGCAAGACAAGGCTCTGGAGTTCGAGAAACTGCGCGGTTCTCAGCGTATGCAGGAACTATCATCCGAGCTTGATCGCGCCCAGCTAGAAGCTATCGGCAAGGCCTCGACAGCTCAGCTTCGCAAGACTGGAATACGCTGGGTTGATGCAGTCAACGCACTTGTCCGGCCGACAGTCACCTACATCTTCCTCGCCATGTACTGTGGCGTGAAGGTGTGTGCGCTCGTTGCTGCCATGAACGGAGGCTACAGCTTCATCACCGCGCTGCCTGCTATCTGGGACGTTGATATCGACGGTGGATTATTCGGTTCCATCCTCGGCTTCTGGTTCGTCTCCCGCGTCTATGACAAGAAAGGGGCTGCATAATGCAAGTCCCGGCGCTAACAGTAGCACTAGCGAAAGAGTTTGAAGGGCTGCACAAGGTTGTGACCCTCAAGCCCGTTATCACTGTCGTGCCCTATATCTGCCCGGCTGGGTTCTGGACGATTGGGTACGGACATCTGTGCGACAAAGACCATCAAGCAATAGAGGAACCGCAGGCAGAAACCTACCTTGCTGATGACCTCCAGACTGCCTTACTTGCTACCCTGCGCTATTGCCCCTGTCTTACCACTGAGCCTCTATTCAGGCTCGCACCTATCGTTGACTTTACCTTCAACCTCGGTGCTGGACGCCTGCAAACGTCTACCCTGCGCCATCGCATTAACGAGCAGGATTGGGAATCAGCAGGCAGTGAGCTTTTGCGCTGGGTCTACGGTGGAGGTCGTGTTCTCCCTGGCCTGGCTCGTAGGCGTGAAGCTGAGAGACAGATGCTTTTGGGGGTAAACAATTGATGGATATACAGACTTTACTTGCAGAAAACGCAGTTCTTTTGGTTTTCGCAATATGCGGCGCGTATTTTATTAAGCGCGAGTTTGAAGGATTGAAGTCGGAGGTACAGGAACTTCGCAAATGGTTACAAGCTATTAACGAAAATACTGTCAATCGCATGGAATATAGCACTGGAATAGCGCGTGTGCATCAACGTGTCGATGAAACGGATGCGGAAATCGACTCTGCAAACATGCGGTTATCAACTTTAGAAGGTAAATCAAGCGTTTGGCATCAAAAATAAGGGGGATTTGAAGGTCGGTCATGGCAGTAAAGAAGAAAAAGCAAACGCGCAAAAAGAAGCTGTCTGCGCTTCCTCTGCACAAGCTTCCCTCCCACACCAACATCGTGGAACACGCCAAGAGCTACGGCCCGGCCTGCATCCGCGCCCTGTCCGACGAAGTTGCCAACAATACCGGAGCGCCGCGGGTATCAGCGGCAAATTCCCTGCTTGAACGCGGATTTGGAAAAGTTGGGCAACCGATTGAACTGACCGGCCCGGACGGCGGGCCTATTGATGTGAATATGGACATATCACCGGAAGTGGCTGCGATGCTCAAATCCGCCGCAGCGGGGGCAAGAGGATGAACAGGCTTGAAGCCATAGCAGGGTATGAGTCTGCAATACGGAACGATGCAGACGTTCGCGCGCTCATGTCCGGCGATCTCTTCTTCCTGCTGCTGTATGGCCTTGGCCGCTCGGACATCAATAACGACTGGCTCTATGCCCGTTGCCGCGAAGTGCAGGCAAGCCCTGACGGACGCTTAGACCTCTGGGCGCGTGGCCACTACAAGAGCACGATCATCACGCTTGGCATGACAATCATGGAGATTCTGAAAAATCCTGAAATAGCCGTTGGCATTTTCAGCCACTCCCGCCCCATTGCCAAGTCTTTCCTACGCCAGATCAAGCGTGAGTTCGAGAGCAACCGCGCTCTTCAGCTCCTTTTCCCGCACATCAAGCCTCCGACTCAGGGCGAAAAGCGCACATGGGCGGAAGACGAAGGGCTGGTTGTACGGCGCCGCAGCAACAAGAAAGAGGCCACGATTGAAGCATGGGGGCTTGTGGACGGCCAGCCCATCGGCCGTCACTTCGATCTGCTGGTCTATGATGACGTGGTGACGCCGGAGAGCGTGACCACGCCGGATATGATCAAGAAGACCTCGGAGCAGTTCGGCATCTCCCTGAACCTCGTTTCACAGAATCCGCGCATCCGCATCATCGGGACGCGCTACCATGCCGCTGACACCTACGCAGACATACTGGAAAAGGGCACTGCCCTGGCTCGTGTTCACGCCGCCACGTCTGACGGGACGCCGGAAGGCTACCCTGTGCTCTTCTCCCACAAGGCTCTTGACGATAAGCGCCGCGATATGGGGCCGTACATCTTCGCCTGCCAGATGCTCCAAAATCCCCTTGCCGACAAAGCGCAGGGCTTCGATCCCGAATGGTTCAAGCGCACGGACACGGATACGCCTGACGCCATGGGCATGAACGTCTACATCCTTGTAGACCCCGCCAGCGCAAAGAAAAAGCACTCCGACTACACTTCCATGTGGGCTGTCGGCCTGAACACGGATCAATCCTACTACATTCTGGACGGCATCCGTGACCGCCTGAACCTGTCCGAACGCAGCAAGGCGCTGTTCTCTCTGCACCGAAAATGGCGTCCTGTGGCTGTTGGATATGAGCAGTACGGGATGCAGGCAGACATTGAGCACATGCATTTCCGTATGGAGCAAGAGAATTACCGCTTCAACATTATCGAACTCGGCGGGCAAATGCCGAAGCCTGACCGCATCCGCAGGCTGGTGCCGGCATTCGAGCAGGGCCGTTTCTGGTTCCCTGTGCGTCTGATGAAGATGCGCGCTGACAATACAGCCTATGACCTGACGGAAGAATTTTACCGCCAGGAGTACAGCACGTTCCCTGTTTCCAGCCATGACGACATGCTGGATTGCCTTTCCCGCATTCTCGATTCGGAGCTTGGGGCGTTCTTCCCCATATCTCCCATGCACCACAATTACGACCTGCAGCGCCGGACGCGGTGTGTTTCCAACAAATACGATGACTAGGAGGGGTTTGCCATGTGTGGAGGAATTTTCGGAGGCGGCGGAGGAGGTTCATCCTCTCCGGCAGTAAAACCGACCCCGGTAGCTCCGGCTGTTGTGGCGCCGATGGATGCGGAATCGAGTTCACAGTCTGCGGCTGATCAGGAACGCAAGCGCCGGCAGGCGGCAAGCGGACGATCTGACACCATTCTGACTCGCGGCCTTGGCGTTCAGGGTGATGCGCAGACCGGCGGAAAGAAGCTGCTTGGGGAATAGGCGCATGGAAACGCTGTCGCGGGAAGAAATCACTCGTTACGTCCGCAAGCTCAATATTCTTGAGCAGGAACGGAAAAAGGGATGGGAAGGCCATTGGCGCGCCCTGTATAGAAATTTCCTTCCCCGTCGCGCGCGTTTTCTTGATGCCGGTGATCAAACAAATGACGGTTCACCGATGAACCGCCTGCAATCAGGCATAGGCATCCTGACCCTGCGCGTTCTGGCAAACGGCATGCAGTCTGGACTGACTTCACCGGCGCGTCCGTGGTTTCAACTCGATCTGGTTGACAAACAGCTTGCCGACAGGGAGCCGGCAAAAATCTGGCTCCACGACACATACGAAAAGATGGTGGAAGTGTTCAGGGTTACCAACTTCTATGACCAGATTCACATTCTCTATTCTGAGCTTGGCTGTTTCGGAACGGCTGTCATGCTTGTGGAGGCAGACCCTATAACTGTTATCCGCTGCCGCACCCTGACTGTGGGAGAGTATTGCCTTGACGTAGGAGAGGATGGACGTGTGGATACGTTGTACCGGCGTGTCCGCATGACGCCAAGACAGATCGTTGAGGCGTGGCCGGACACGGCGCCGGATGATGTACGGAACATGGCCGAGAATGACATTTTCCAATGGATCACGCTTCTCCACGCCGTAGAACCAAACAAGAGCCACAAGGAAGGAAGTAGGCGCGGCGATGAACGTCCATACAGTTCCGTTTACATGATCCTTGACGGCGCAACGCAGGCTGTTCTTGAAGTATCTGGGTACTACGAATTTCCCGCCGTGTGTCCGCGCTGGACTACTACGGGCAGTGACATTTACGGCGGCAGCCCTGCAATGGACGCTCTGGCGGATTGCCGCGAACTACAGAAAGCCGTGGAACAGACAAGAACCGCACTGGAAAAGGAAGTCGATCCGCCGTTGCTTGTCTACAATCATGGCGTTGAGGGAAATATCGATACATCTCCCGGCGGGCTGAATTATACCTCCGGCTTGGCGCAGGGAAAGGAAGCGATAGTGCCGCTCTCCGAAGTCAGGGCAAACCTGCCTGCCGCCGAACGCTGGATTGCCAAACTCGAATATACCCTGCAACGCCACTTCCACAACGATTTGTTTCTGATGATCTCCGATGCTGACAAGAGCATGACGGCCACGGAAGTCGCGGAGCGGCAGGGTGAAAAATTGCTTATGCTTGGCCCTGTGTTGGATCGCCTGCGCTCTGAGCTTTCCCAGCCGCTCACAGGGCGCGTTTACGGCATCATGGATCGCAAGGGCATGATAGCCTTCCCGCCTCCTGAGATTTCCGGGCAGGGCGTGAATGTCGAGTTCATCAGCATCTTGGCTCTGGCGCAGAAACAAGCAGGCATCAGCGGCATCAGTCAAATGCTTGGCTTTGCAGAGCAGGTGGCTCAACTGTACCCGGCCATCTTGGACAAATTCAACTTTGACGAAATGGCTAACGCATTTGCTGATATGCAGGGGATTCCGCCCAAGCTTATGCGTTCGGATGAAGAAGTGGCGCAACAGCGCGCGCAACGAGCGCAGCAGCAGCAAATGGCGCAAACGCTTTCGACAATGCAGCAGGGCGCGTCAGCGGCGGTTGACGGTAGTCAGGCGGTGAAGAACCTGATGCCGCAATCTCCTGATGCAATGGCTCTTGGGCCTTTTAGCGGCGTTCAGAGGATGCAGTGATGAAACAGTCCGTGCCTGCAACGAATTTCTTTTTCGTGCCTGCTGACGAACAGCAGGAGCTTGAAGACATGCGTGTCATGTTGAAACTTTCGTCCGGGCGCCGGGCTTTCCGCCGCTTTTTGTCTGCCGTAAATGTGATTGGATCAAGCATGGTCATGGTCAATAATGAAGTGAAAATAACGGAATACAACGAAGGATTGCGCGCTGTCGGCATTTGGCTGGCAACGAAAATTGAAACAGCGGATCCTGGAGCTGTTGCCAGACTCATGCTGGAAAGCAGCAACGACAGGCAGGCTAAAAACGCCAAGACAAGGAGGAAGGAAGATGTCTGATCCGGAAGACACCACGACTCATGAAGTCCAGGATGCCGGCAAGGAACAGGTCGGCGAGCTTAATGGCAATTCCCTGCTTACCAAACCTGACGGCAAGGAAGCCGAC